TGTCATTCTCTACGACTGACCTGTTAATAATTAACCTATGTTGATTCATTACAGGTTCTAAGGCATTTATAATTCTTCTCTCTTTTTGTACATTACTTCTAGCTGGTTCTACCGTGCAAGGGTATATCTTGCGTAGATATGGCTGTAGGAGGCTCTGTAGCATGCCTTGACCAAACTGATCCTCCAAGATTATCAGGTTTACCTCTTTTCTCTTTGCAGCCTCTGCTAAACCTTGCAGCACAGGTTCTGTATATCCTTCTTTAAACGATCCTACTTCCAGTACAAACAGGTTTCCGTTCAGTTGTGCGACTATGGCGTAAGCAGTTTCATCAAGGCCACGGCCAGAAGGGTCGACAAACATCACACATCCGTCAAACTCTATCCAATCTCCGTGTATAAAAGCTGGTCTATGGTAGTAATCACCGCTAAATCCTACAGCTGGCAAGTCATTTATCCTGTATTCTGCACCTTGCGACCACACAATCTTCTCTGGTGCGTGGTCATCAACCTCCATAACGACCAAATCTGATAAACGTAACGGAAATCTCTGTAAATCTGCAAGGCTGGTGTCTAGCTGAAACTGTAAAACAAACTGTGATCGACCATAACTAGCCTCTCTTTCCAGTAAATCCATCTCAGAAAACCTGTCAGGATCTGTAGGAGCATTAGGTTTATCCTTGCAACCGTCTAAAATTATCTGCGCTAACGCTTCTCCGTACTTTTCTGGCTTCTTAGGGTAACGACTTGTCCATATCCTGCAATCATATCCTCTTAGTCTCAGTTTGTTATAGATACTTTCCTCTGTCTGCGGTGTACCTAAGAACAATATGTCTCCACCTGGTTTAAGAATAGCGTTAAACTCTCCGACACAGGCCATAAGCTTCTCTCTCATGCCTACTGTCCAAGCTGTATTCGGCACTTCGCAGTCATCTGCAAGTATAAGGTCAGCACGACTACCAGTTAACTGTCCAAATACACCTACACTTTTTACTGAAGCCGACTGATCGGGTATAGCTGGCCTTACATCAAACCTGTTACTTGCACTTCTCTGCTCCTCTCTGTCAGGTTCTAAGCATTGCAGTATCGGCATCTCCCTTATAAGCCGTAAACAAAACTGAGCAAAGTCATCTGCTCTTGTCTTACTGGCAGATACCACCATTATTTTCTTTTGCGGATCATTTCTCAACAACCATAATGTGTAGGCAGCTGCCATCCACGACTTACCTACACCTCTAAAAGCTTCTATTATTCTTCTCTTTGGCCCTACTTGCATATAATCTGCAATATCTAGCTGTACTGGTGTTGGGTTAGGCAGCTGTAGATGCTTCCATACGACCACCAGGAAATATCTAAAATCTTTGTCAAACGGTTCTGGTAACTTATCCCATTTCATGCAGACTTACGCTTAAAAGCTACAACCTTATCTATATCAGGCAAAGCTTTTGCTAAATCATCTAAAGCACTACCTTCTGCTGGTTGTGCAGTTATCTGATTATCTTTAAGAAACTGTCTGATAACATTTACATCCTGTGTCGTAGCCTCTCCACTTTCCAATATCTCAGCTAAATGGTTAGCTAAGTTTGCGTGTAAGGCACTTAGTTTCTCTGTAACATCATTCTGTTTCATAAATACCTCGTAAATCTAAAGGTTCTCAACCCACCACGGAAAGAACCTTGTAAGAGTGTCTGTGAAGAAAACACAATCTAAATATAAACGATATTGAAAACTACTGCAATTACTGACTGTCCACTATAGAAGAAGAGATAGTAATTAGTCAGATGGAGTATATCTTAGATATATCTAAGATTTTAGTTAGAAAAATCTGAGGGGTTAACGTATATACGTTGCTGCACTTTCACCCCCCTAGGGGTGTCCAAGATATGTCCAAAAACAGTCTATGGGGGTCTATAGTCCTTGCACCTACTGGCTTTTTACAGTCTGAAGAACTGTCTTAACGACAGTACCGCAGGGATTTTTACAGATTTTAACCTGGTATTGTCTGACTTTTTTATTTTGATTCAATAACTTTTGTAAGTCTAGCCGCCCAACCCTTGCAATTAGTCAAAGAATCGTCTAAGATAATTATTAGATTCTATTTAGAATCTTTCAATCCACCACTAACGAGGTTTACTCAAATGATTTACCCAAGAACTAAACGGTTTCTTAATGAATATTGGAAACCAAGAATGGGAGAATTAAAAAAGAATAAACAAGGTTTATATCTTATTCCAGGAGGAAGAGGACTTGAGCCTATGACTGACGAGCAACTTAATAGATATGCACAGTTCATGGGTTATTAATTATGTTTCTAAGACTATTAATAATCTTTCTTTGTTTTGGTCTAGCTTCATGGGGTGATTATCCACCAGGAACAGAACCAATAAGAAAAACTAATTTAACCTATTTATTGACATGACAACAACAACGCCCAGAATTGAAATGTACGCCAGGATTAAAAAACACGGAGAAGATATTAAAAAAATATTTTCTCTTCCTGCATCAACTGACCCTATAAAACTATGCAAAAGTTTAAGAAGGTTAGAAACAAAGGCGCAGAGAATACAGGACATACACGGTAACGGAAAGTATGAAGAGGCAGCTAGAGAAGAGGCGCAACTAATGAATAAATTAAAAAATTTATTAAAGCCAGATTCTACGCCCGAAGAGTTCCTTAAATTTGGAATTTTTCTTAATACTGACCCTCGAGGCTATGCCCTAAAAATTCCTGACGATATAGTCAAACAAAATAATTGGACTATACATAAAGATTGGGGAGAGTTCGGCATTATTGCGCCTGACCTTAACGAGTCTTGACTTTACCCTGGAGGCGTTCCAGCTGGTCGCCTCCCTGGTAGATTCTTCTACCATTTACAACCCACTACAACAAGGAGGAACTATGCCAAGCATAGAATTTATTTCTTTTGATAAAGAAGGCAAGCCAAAAACAAAAACATTTGAAGGCGAGCATATAAAGGAACTTTTAGAAGATCCTTCAAAGCCTGGGCAAATAGTCCAGGAATTAAACCAGGAGAAAAAATAAATGTTACAAGTAAGAATGGAAACATGCGACGCTGCATTTGCTGACAACCTCGAGGGCGCAGAAGCTGCCCGCATATTGCGAGAGGTAGCCGACAAGATAGAACACCAGGGCAAGTTATCCGAGTCCTGCCGACCTCTAAGAGATACAAACGGACAGCGCACAATAGGATATTTCAAGACCTGGACAGAGCAAAAGGAGGAAGATTAATGCACCAGGAACTAAAAAACCGTGAGTATTACAACGGCTTTATTATGAACGACTCTTTTCGAGAGTGGTTAAAGTCCTGCCCAGCTGAATACACTTGGCAAATGAACCAGGTTACAAAAGACCGAGGCACTTACACATTTATTTTAGAGGAGGAAAACTAATGAAAAGAAGTGAATCAGAATTTATACAAAATAAATTCTTTGATGCTTATGACGAATCAACAGCCAACAGAAAGTCAACTTTAAGTTTACTTGGAGTTTATCAATTATTCCACGATGAAAACGGGCACTGGTGTTTGTTTAAAAATAATCTTGGCATTGATTGCAATAAACATAAAGATCAGGATCACGCTGAGATGTTAATTGAACATGAAGATATATATGATTTATTTCGTGTATTATCTGAAGAGCAGTTCAACAATCATAAAAAACACTACAACAAGGAATACAAATACCAAGATGAAGAGGTAAGTTAATGAAGTATTTAAACACAGAGGCAGAGCAGTTCCACGCTGCTCTAGCTCTAGCCGAGGAACTTCCTCGAGACTACAGAATACAGCTGGCAGTCTGTCTTATGGCTTTTGAATTAAGTCCTGCTGACGTTAAAGCTTTATCACTTAGACTGTTAAAGCTATACACAC